TGTTTCTTTTAAAGAGATGTAATTTAAAAATTCCAGCCCATTCACCTAAATCAAATAATCTACCTTGTTCTGTGCCTAATGCGGGACTCTCAATACAACAATATAATATATGATTCTGATCTAAAAATTCTATTAAAGATTGTTCTAAAAAAAATAATCTTTCAACGCCTCTAGAACCATCAGGAGGCGTCAAAAGATATTGTTTTACTATGTTTGCAGATTTATCTAGAATTACTAGACCACTGGAATTCAAAGAAAGATCCGCCCCCAGATAATAGCACATGTATTTAACCTACTTTATACTCTGTTTTACAGCTCGGACATATTGTTTCAAAAACTGAAAACAGTGTGCCGCATTTAGCACAAGGTTCTTGAAGAACATTATTACAAGCAGGGCAAGTTACAGAATTCATTGGAATTTCTTTTTTACAATAACCACAAATCTCCTTAGCTACTGGGGCTGCTACTCTAGAAGCTACTCTAGAAGGTGTGGCTGCTTGAGGTGGAACTGCTACTTGAGGTGCAGGTTGTTGCACTTCAACTTGTCCTTCTTGTTGTCTTGCTAGAGATTCTAGTTGCATAATCCAGTTGGTACCTTTGATTGTATCTATTCTGGATATTGTATTTCTTAGATACTTCAAGATATCAGAAGATGATGTTAGTTTTGCTTCTTTCTGTAGATCATTTCTTGTATAAGATTTTTCATCTTCTGTTAATGGGCCGATAACTACATTAGGAACATTTGCACCGGCTTTTAGAATATTATGTTTTGTTCCATAACCTGTTCCTTTCTTAAGATAGTTGATATCATATTCTGATAATTCACCATCATTAAGACGAACATCTTGTAGATTTTTATATGCCATAACTCCCATTTTTAGAAGCTTAGTTTGCTTATTTTCTTTACACCAAAAATAAAGAGTACCACTCTCATCTTTATCGGGATTTCTTTGAATAGCATTAAAAATATATTCTTCTCTGGGCTTCCAAGATCCTGCATCACCGGTAGGATCATTATTGTAAGCAACTCTGAGTAGAAGCTCTGGATCTTTATCCTCCCATACATATTTTCCTTTGTTAGTAACAGGATCTTTTACTGATTCTAGAATACCGCCTTTATAAAAATTCTCTTTATCACCTAAAAGTTTAAGAAGAATACTTTTACCTTCAAAATCGTTTTCAAGAATAAAAGGTCTTTTCTTATCATCATCGCAGATAATCCAAGATACATAATAACGTTCAACACCATTAGGTGTATCTACTAATCTGATAGGATTAGGTACTTCTTTTTGAATTTTAATTTCCCTGATGTTATAATCAGTTTTTTTAGATCCATCAAATTCATCAATTTGTGAGGCATACCGACTCATTTTATCATTTACATCTGTCATTTTAAAACTCCTTAATTTATATTAGCTATCTGGCCTTATTATATGGCTAGTTATGCTTTCTTATTAAGATATAATTCTTTATATTTCTTATCTATTTCTTTAATCTTTTTTAAATGCAAGCGATTACTTGTATAGGAATCATCTAACAAACATGCTACAGCTCTGGGGTTAATTATGGATAAACTTTCGTTTACAGTTACCTTAACATTAGAATTATCTAACGTAGTAGATGTAATAGAATTAATTCTTTTACCACCTAAATATCTACCGTCTGTCACTGCGAATATAGCTCTTAAAGGTAAAAGATCAAAACCCATATCAAATATATTAACACCCCAAATACTTCCTATCAACGAATAATCTAGTAATATCTGTTCTGTTATTTTATCAAAATCCTGTGCTGGAAAGTTTTCTTTATTTTCTAGTATGTCATTACTAGCCAAAGTGCTCATTAAAAATTTATCTACAACAAGTCGATGTCTTTCTACTTCGTATTGCACAGTTTCTAAATTAGATTTGGTAATTCCTTTATATGTAAAATCATCAGAAATAACTTCATTATTTTGTTCACTTGCTTTTAGCAGCATGTGTTTGAATATTCTATCTTCTTGTGCAATTACTTTTTTTAAAGCTTCCTCTTCAGTTGTTCCCGAAGTACTTAAAATAATATCTTCCAAAAATGAAACAGTTTTTTCTTTATCCTCTACACAAATTTTAATTACTTTATCTTCTAGTTGAATTGCTTTGATTGAAGGTATATTCTTATCTTTTTCGAAATATATACTTCCAGATGGATCTACTTCTCTTAAAACTTTACTTGCTAAGCTATTTTCTGTAAATTTTTCTCTTAGATTTTTTCCATTCATGTTATTGCACCTTTCTCTGTATGAGCATTTCTTGGTATCCAAGTATTGCATGCAGCTTATAAGAATAGTTATCTATGGATGCAGCTGCTGATCGTATAATTGCTAATCTATATTTTTCTTCTCTTAATCTATGCTGAAAAAGAGAATATTCTTCGCTATATGTAGTAATAATAATCTTTTCTTTTGCACCTTCTGTTCTTACTACTTTTGTCTCTCCTACTTGATTACCGGATCTATCATATTTAGGTTCTTTTTCATTATCTATTTCTATCCATTTTTCTGCATACCACTTGTTATATTCGTCTTCTAATTGCTGTACAAGTTTTGTTTGTGTATCAGCAATCATTTTGTATCTAAATAAAGTTCTAGGTATGTTATTTAATTCGAGTATAATCTGTTCTAGATTATGTGGATCTATTAATTGAATATCTTTTGAATCAAAGCTAACTGCATAGGATTGCAGATCTTCATAATCCAGCCCATCTTCTGGTTGCTTAAATTCTTCTATAAAACTAGAGAAAGGATCTTTTTCTTGACTAATAGGAATTCTAGGCATGATTATACCTCTATTAGTTCTTATAATATAAACTAATAAAAAGATTCTTAAATTTTTTTAAAAACTTAAAGGAGTGACAGAAGATACTTCAAAAGTATCATCAAATTCTGGAATGTAGCAATAAATCTTATCATTTAATATTCTTGTTATAACACCTATAGTTTTCTCTTCATCTACATACACATATTGATCTACTTTGGGTTCTTCAGTAGATTGCTTTAAAGAAAGTTCTTCTACTAGCTCAGTAGGAACTTGTGCTGTTCTGTTTAATAAAGGAAAGAATATTTGACTTATGTTATCAGAAATACTTATCTGTATTCCTTCATAACTATCTATCATAGGTCTATAAATACCTAAAGGTTGTAATAATCTAAATGTTTTTAGTGTTTTAATAGGTTTAATATCTTCTACCCATTTTCTGGATTCTTTAGCAAATTTTGTTCTATTAGAATATAAATAACTGTAAATAGGTAACTGTAGGGTATCCTGCGGTGGAGCAAGAGTTTGAGAATCTACATAAATAACAAACAAATTAGAAAATATTTGTCGTTTATATTCATCTAGAGTATCTTGATTTGCATAGATAGGTAAACCAGGAGCATTATCTGGTATTTCTTGATAAGTAAAAGGAGGATGACATTCTACATAGCATCTACAATCTGGGTGACTTCTACTAAAAATAGGTGAAGGAGGATTATGCTGAGAAGCAAATAGTAACCAATCAGTAGTAAAAGATAAACCTTCTAATTCATCGCAAACATCTACTTTCGGATGGGATTCAGCTAGATGCCAAATAACATCTCTGTATCCTAATGAATCGAGATATTTAAAGACATTATAAGAATGATCATTTTTCATATTGTAATCATCTGGAATAGGTAATGTCCAGAGATGAATATCTGTAGGTATAGGTGGTAAACCTGTTTCTTCTGGTTTATGATAGGGTTGATCTATTGGAAGAAGTTTAGATTCTTCTGCAGGTGCAGATATTTCTTTTTTTTCTTCAGGATCTTGAGATTCAAACATATTTTCATTTATGTTTTCAAGAATCTCTGGAAGAATAGCTGTTTTCTTTTTTAGAGATAAATTATTCATATCTATTTCTAGTTAAGTTATGGTAATGCGTCTAGTAAAGATAAAATAAATTCTAGAGGTTCTAGTGTTTGATATTTTTTTCTTTCTTGTTCTGGTGTATTTTTTAAAAGTAAATAATATTCTTGAATTGTCTCTACAGAAAGATCTGCAACAGATAATGCAGTAAGTACAAAGTTCTTATAAGCTGTATCTCCTTTCTCTTGAAAAAGCGGATAACTATTATAAAGATAATAAGGTAATTCACTCGGATGATTTGCATCAGGATCAAAATCTTGAGATGCTATAAATTCTGGGGAATCTGTATCTGAATATAGAAAAGATAAATTTCCAGACGTTTGTGTTAAAAACAAGAATAAGTCTTGCGTAAGCTGATTCTCATATTTAATTAAAAAGTTCTCAATATCTATATCATTATCATCTTCTGTAAAAAACATACCAGAAAATTTATCGTATTGCCATCTTCTATTATCATTCTTATTAATAAGATTGTAAATAGGACCATTAGAAAAATATGTATTAAAACTATCTCTAGTAGTACACCAATCTGTACCCTTACCTACTTCACAAGCTTGTTCTTCTGTTTGTGGGGTAAAAATGATCCAATTTTCATCTTCATACGCTATTGGTATATTTTGTTTTAGTTCATTTATATCTACATATTTTGTGTATTTTACGTTAGATTGATATTCAGAATTAATTAAATTTTTCAAGCTTTCAATTGAATAATCATTAATATCGGCTGAATATCCTTTAGTTCTTAAATCTTGTTTATGATTTTCAAATTCTTTAAGATATTGAAGATAATTAGGTATATCCTCAAGAAAAGTAAATTTAGCTTGTATATATGAATTTCTTGCAAGATTTGGATTAGTATTTTTTATTCTATCAATACTCTTAATCATAGCCTCATATTGTTTAAATATCCAAGGAATATAACTTCTTGGAACTTCTTGTTGAATAAGAGTTAATTCTTCTTGTGTAAACCATTTTGAATACTTCTTAAGAAGATCGGAAATAATATCTGAAAATTTTAGTTCTGTATAAAAATCTTGTAATATTTTACTTCTCATAACCCGCACTCTTTCTTAAATTGACACCAATTACAAAATTGATTAGAACAAGCAGGAAAAATGTTATCTCGTATTCCACTAACAGCTTGTCGTAGTTTTTGATGAACACTATAATCATTAAAATCTGTTCTATCTATTAATTGTTCTTTACTTTGTTTGATATAATAATATCCTATTTTTTCTACAGAAAATCTTTTGATTAAATTTTCTATTACAAATATATAGATTCCTAACTGTATACTTTCAAAAAGATCGTTTAAAAAATTACTTGTTACTTTGTTATCAATAATATATATTTTATTATTAATAAGTTCTAATTTATCTATTTTTCCTGTCAATAAAAAATCATCAAATTCTACTTCAAAAGGAACTTCAATACCAAATTTTCTTTCTATTTTATTATTCTGAAAGTAAAATTTTAGATATTTAAAAAGATTTTCTTTTTGTGTTTCTTCTTCTTTCTTTGATTTATAGTTTAAAAATAAATAACTTTCTTGATTTATTTCTGAATATTCTTTCTTGTATTGATTAGGTATCCAGTAATAATTTATTAGTTCTTTTAATTTACTATCTTCTAAAAGAGAATTATGAAAACTTTCTTCTTTATATACTTTCTCTAAAATATCTGCTGCTGTTATACCAAAGAATATCTGCCATTTAGGTTTTTCTTTTATCTTTTCTATATATTGCTTTTTATATCTAAAAGGACATTCTAAATAAGTAGATATCTTACTATAACTGTATTTCTGTTTCATTTACTTGATTAAGTAGCATCAATAGTTTTTCTACTTCGTTTGGAACTGTATCTTTTTCTTTGAAGTATTTACTAACTTCTACAAGTATACTTAAGTATCCGTATCTTTGTAAAAGCTTAAAAATAAGATTACCATCTGAATAATTTAAAGAACCCATTAACTTTTCTAATTCTGTATCTAGATAATTTTTATCAAAAGCTATTTCCCTTAATTGTTTAATAGCATTTTTATCTATAATTAATTGTTCTAAATCTCTATGAACATAGTCTAGTTGAGTTAGAAATTCTTGTTGAAGATTATATAAATCGTCTGCTTCTAAAGATTTTAGAAAGTCTTGTAGAACTAAAAAATCTATACAATCTTGTTTTGTTTGTTCTATATCATCTATTATTATATCTAAATATGGTTGTGCTTTTCTTTTCGCTATTTCTAAAATAAAACTTGGATTAGAATAATCCGGCTTTTCAGGTAATTTCAACCAATCGTCTGTAGAAAGAAAATAAATAGAATCGTATTTAATAGTATTTAATCTTTCTAAATGCTTGCCAGACAAAAAATAAATATCTATTCTATGATCAGTATTTGGTACTTTTTGGGTTAACCAGTAAGATTCTCTTCCTTTTTCTTTTAACCATTTAAGAAGTTGTTCGTCACTTAAAGTAGAAAAATCTGGGTTATATTCTAAAAATAAATCTATATCAATAAAAAGCTTAACATCTAAATCAGAATAATCAGTGTAAAAATAGGTGGCAAGAGAAGAAGCAATCATAGCTTCCAATATCCACTTATTTGAACCTTTAATATTAAGATAATCAAAAAAATTTTTTAAACATGCACCAAGAAATTCTTTAACTTCTTCTTTCAAAGAAAAATCAGAATTCCAAATTTCTGGCGAAAGAATAGATTTTTGATAATCTAATATAGAACTATATTTTTTCACGAAATTCTAAATATTTTATTCTTGTGTTTTAGCTAATTTTTCTTTTATCCAAGATTCATATTCTTCAGTAGAAGCTTTTTTTCCTTCTTTTAAAGGTTCTTCTGTTTCTTTAGGTTCTTGAATAACCTTCTTTTTATCTGTCATGGATTCATATTCATCCATTTCTGATTTAGCTATAGCAAAATCTTTTTTCTCATAATCATCTCTTTTCTTTGTATGCATTTTAAATAATGCACCCTTAGAAATAGGTTGCATTCCACCTGTTTCCCATTGCACACAAACAGTTTCTCCATCCCAATGTTCTTTTACTACAGTACCAAATCTTCCTGTCATTCTTGATTTAACACTATCACCAATGCCGATGTCTTCTTGTTGTATAAAATAATCTGCAAGATCTTCTCTTCCTGCTTTTTTAAGCGTTCTTCTAACCATTTGATTAGAAACTTTTAGAGCGTTTTTAGCTAACCATTCTGTCATTTTTTCAAGACGGTATTCTTCAGGTATATTTGATATAGCTATCCTGTAAAGAGGTACGTAATATTCTTGTTCAATTCCCATCGTAATTCTCCTGTTATTTTAAATATCTACCTGCTTCTAGCAAATGAGAAGCTGCAATTTTTATTTTTTCTATTATATCTTTATCCTCTACAGTAGTTCCAGAATCTGTCATAATATATTTTACTGTATTAGCATAAGGATTACATATTGCAATAAATCTTTGATTATCCAATACGAAATAAAGATTTACTTCTGCAGAAATATATCCTTCATATTCAATATCAAAGGGTTGTTCATCATGATATAAATGTAATGCATCTTGCGCTGCTAATCTATT